CGCGACCCGCCCCGCCATCCCACCCCGCCCGCCGCACGCCCCTGACACCCCCAGGAGAGCCCGCCATGCCAGCGCCCCAGCCCGACCGTCCGGCCGTAACCCTCCAAGCCGCAGCCACCCGACTTCGCGACCACATCGCCCGCGACCAGGTCGCCATCCTCAACCCCGCCGCCATGGAGTACCTCGCCCTGTGGCTGGACACCACCGCCGCCGGAATCGACCTCGTCGACTACTGCGGCACCCACGGCGACGACCACCCGTGCCGGTGCATCGCCGAGCCGCTGGCCCTGGCGGAGGCGGTACTCGCGCAGACCGTCACGCAGGCCCCCCGACCGTGCAGCGCTCCCCACCCCGACAACAGCTACTGCGGGCTGGACCGCGACCACGACCTCCCGCACGAGGCCGCCGACGACACGTGGACGGGCTTCGACGGCCCCACCACCCCCGCCTGAACCCCGCCCCGACCACCTGAGGACCCGCCATGACCCAGCCCACCCTGACCGCCGAGCAGTGGAACGAGCGCCACCCGGTCGGCACGCCCGTCATCGCCTACCCCGGCGTCCGCCCCGAGCACCCCGCCTACTCGGCGCTCAACAGCCGCCGCCTGGAAACCGTCACCCGAAGCCGCGCCTGGAACCTCGGCCACGGAGAGCCGGTCGTCAAGGTCGAGGGCTACGCCGGCGGCATCTCCCTGGAGCACGTCGACATCGTCCGCGACACCGCCCTGGAGGGCTGACCGATGGCCGACCAGCAGCCCGAGCCGATCACCAACCAGGAGATCCCCGTCATGGCCGACCGGGTCGCCCGCGCCCTGGTTGCCGACATGCTCGCCGAATGCCGGATCTACCTCGGCGACCTGATCGACGAGGAGATCGGCGACGACCCCGACGGCGTGCGGCTCGACCCGCACACCCACGGCCACGTCTACGGCCTCGTCTGGGACCAGCTCGGCCGGGCCGCCGCCGACTACCAGCACCGCGAGCAGGTGCTCGCCGAGGCCGCCGAGCTGGACGCCGCCCGCGCCGAGAACGACCGCCTCCGCCAGCAGCTGGCCCAGGTCGCCGCACTCCTGCCCGCCGACCCCGCCGACGACATCAACGCCCCCTGGACCCCGGCCCGCCAGATCCGTGCCGCCCTCGCCGCCCGCACCCAGCCCGCCACCTGACCGGAGGACCACCCCATGCTCACCGTCACCGACTTCTTTTGTGGAGCCGGCGGATCCAGCCAGGGAATGCACAACGTCCCCGGCCTCAAGGTCGCCACCGCCGCCAACCACTGGGACCTCGCAGTCCGTACCCATCAGGAGAATTTCCCCGACGTCCGTCACGACTGCGCGGACATCTCCCAGATCGACTTCCGCCGCTACCCCCGCACCGACCTCCTGTGGTCGTCCCCCGAATGCACCAACCACTCCGTGGCCAAGGGCGTCAAGCGAGCCTCCGACCTGCAGCCCGACCTGTTCGGCGACGTCCTGCCCGACGAGGCCGCCGTCCGCTCCCGCGCCACCATGTGGGACGTCCCCCGCTACCTCGAAGCGATGGTCCTGCGCGGCCGCCCCGTCCTCGGCGGCGTCGTCGAGAACGTCGTCGACGCCCGCAACTGGGCCCTCTTCGACGCCTGGTGCATGGCCCTGCGCGCCCTCGGCTACGACATGCGGATCGTCTACCTGAACTCGATGTTCGCCCGGGCCCGCGTCACCCCCAATGCCCCGCAGTCCCGCGACCGCATGTACGTCGTCTACTGGCGCCAGGGCGACCGCGCACCGCAGTTCGAGAAGTGGCTCCGCCCCGACGCCACCTGCAAGGCACACGGCCGCATCCAGGCCGTCCAGTCCTGGAAGAACCCCGACCGGGAGTGGGGCCGCTACCGCGCCCAGTACGTCTACCGGTGCCCCGTCGCCGGCTGCTGGACCGTCGTCGAACCGTGGGCCCTGCCCGCCTCGTCCGCCATCGACTGGACCCAGGCCGGCCAGCGGATCGGCGACCGCGCGAAGCCCCTCGCCGACAAGACCCTCGCCCGCATCAAGGCCGGCCTCGCGAAGTACGCCCGGCCGCTCGCCGTCCCCGTCGAGGGCCGCGAAGGGAAGGCCGCGGCCCCGGCCGACGACCCGATGCGAACGATGACGACCCGCAACGAGACCGGCGTCGCATGGTTCGAGCCGTTCCTCGCCGAGCTCCGCGGCGGCGGCTCCGACCACCGGCCCGCCTCCGACCCGCTCGCCACCGTCTGCGCGTCCGGCAACCACCACGGCCTGGTCGCCCCGCCGATGCTCGTCCCCGCAGGCGGCACCTGGAACGACGAAGCCCGACCCGTCAGCGACCCGTTCCGGGCCCGCACCACCCGCGACACCGAAGGCCTGCTCGTCCCGTACTACGGCGCCGGCACCGCCCGGCCGGTCGAGCAGCCCGTGCCGACGCTCACCTCGCACGACCGGTTCGCCCTCGTCTCCGCTCAGGTCGACGTCGAGGAGTGCCTGTTCCGGATGCTGTCCCCGTCCGAGATCGGCCGGGCCATGGCGTTCGCGCCGGACTACCGGGTGCTCGGCAACAAGCGGGAGCAGGTCCGGCAGTTCGGCAACGCCGTTACCCCGCCGGCCGCCGAGGTCCTGATGTCCGCCCTCGTCGAGGCCATCACGGGCGAGGACCTGCAGCCCGCTGCCTGACCCGCCCCCGGCCGGGCGGACCACCGCCCGGCCACCAACCACCCCAGGAGACCTACATGGGCGGGACCGAGTACGCCGACTGCCCCACCTGCGACAAGCCCGTCGCCGTCTACAACCCGCGCCACGGCGACGGCTCAATCCGCATGACCCGCTGGCACAAGCGCCCGAACGCCAACGGCAGTACCGACTGGTGCCGCGCCGAGGTGGACTACGGCGTCCGCACTATCCGTGACACCCGCCTGCCCACCTCCTGACCGTCCGTCTGCCGGCCGCCACCCCGGCGGCCGGCCAACCCCGAAGGGACGCCCGATGGCCGACACCTGTACCCCGATCACCCTGACCGCTGGCCCCAGCGACTGCCTCGACGGTGAGTGCGACGAGCTGTTCACCGAGGACGGCGAACCGACCGGCGTCGACTGCTGCTCGCACGTCCACGAGGAGCAGGCCTGCGAGCAGCACTCCACGTTCACCTCCTCGGACTACTGCACCCACGCCGAGCCGTGGCCTTGCCTCGTTGCCGAGCCGACCGCCCTCGTCACCGCCTGATCCCGCCCGGTCCGGCCGTCACCGCGCGGCCGGCCCGGCACCCAACGTTCGTTGCTGCTGGGCCTCGACGCCCCAACGAAACAGGCCGATCCGTTGGCCCCAGCAAACCTGAACACCGGCCGCCGTATTCAGGTCAACCCCGCCTCCGCCTGAACAACGACCCGAGGAGCCACCGTGCCCGACCAGACCCCCACCGAGACGCTCACCGCCGCCGCCACGCTCCTGCGCAAGCAGGTCAAGGCCGCCACCGACGGACCCTGGATCGTGCACCAGGCAAACGGCTTCCTCCGAGTCGACAACGACCGGGACACGACCCGTGAGGCCTGGACCGTGAAGAGCGGCGCCGACCTCGCCGAGGAGAACCGGGACACCGCCGAGTACATCGCCCTGATGCACCCGGACGTCGGCCTCGCCCTCGCCGACTGGCTCAACGACGCGGCTGAGGGTGACGACCACGGCGAGCACAACCCCTATGCCCTCGCCGTCGCCCGCCTCCTGCTCAGCGAGGCCGCCGGATGACCGGGCCCGCCGAGGCCGGCCTGCTGGCCGCCCTCATCACCGCCTCCGCCGCCGTCCTCGCCTGGTGCGCCCGCGGCATCCAAGGAGTCGAGCACGACGCGCTGGAGGCCGACATCCGGGCCCGCGCCGACCAGCTCACCGCGGCCGCCGAACAACTCACCCGCACCGCCGCCCGAGACAGCGGCCTCATCCCCGGAGACGACCAGTGACTGCACGCCCTACCCCCGACCCCGTCGCCCGGCTCGTTCGCACGCTGGAGGACACCCACCTCAGCGTGCTGATCCGAGCTCTCCGACAGCTCGGCTGGCCGCTCCGGTTCGCTGTCGATGAGCTGCCCGCCGCCGCCTCGCCCACCGTCCAGGGCCGCTGCCCCGCCTGCTCCCGCACCACGCTGATCCTCGGCGCCGGCGGATACCTGACCTGCGCCCACCTCGACTGCCCCAACCCGACCGCCGCCAGCGACACGCTCGACCGGCAGCCGGTCACCGCCACCCCCGAGGAGCCGACCTCGTGACCCACTCCGCCCCCGCCAAGGCCGGCGACCCGCTCACCCCCACCGACCTCGACACCCTCCGCCTCGTCGCCAACGGCCGCACCGCCGAACAGATCGCCCACGAGCTGCACGTCAGCTACCACACCATCAGCACCCGCCTCAGCCAGATCTACCGCAAGCTCAACGTCACCGACCGCACCAGCGCCGTCGTCACCGCCCACCAGCTCGGCCTGCTCTCCCTCGCCTGCCCGCCTCGGACCCTCGACCTCACCGAACTCCGAGAGCAGCTGGCCACCGCGACCGCCCGCGCCGAGCAGGCCGAGGCCGCCCGGGACGGCGCGTACCGCGAGCGTGCCCAGCTCACCGCCTGGCTCGCCACCATCCACCCCGCCGTCATCACCCCCGCCCCCGACGTCGACGACCCCGGCTGGCAGATCCTCTACCTCACCGCCGGCGGCCGACAGCTGTCCTGGCACATCGCGCCCCGCGACGCCGACCTGTTCACCCACGTCGAGCACGTCGGGCCGGACGACCCGCGCGCCCAGTGGGACGGACACACCACCGAGCAGAAGTACCAGGCCATCCGCAGCATGACGTTCGGTGACCTGTGCGGTCCCAGCGAGCTGACCGTTCACCGCGTCCGGGCCCTCAGTGCGGCCCTGCGCGGTTGGCCGACCAAGACCTACCGGCCCGGCCTCATCGCCAACTTGATCGACGACGTCCTCGACGGACGGTACGACCCCAGCACCGAGCCCCTGGAGCGCACCGATGCCTGACCCGACCACCGACCTCACGCCGCTGCTCGGCCAGCGCGTCATCGTCACCAGCCCCAACGGCGCCCGCTGGGCCGGCACCCTCACCGCGCTCGCCGACCAGCCGACCGCCGTCATCGACCTGGCCGACGGCGGACGCGTCAGCCTCCCCCAGAGCCACACGTACACCGTCGTACCCCGGCCGGAGGACGAACTCCGCCAGCACCTGGCCGCCGCGACCACACGAGCCGAGCTCGCCGAGGAGATGTACCTGGCCGCCGCCCGCCGCGGCGATCGGCACCGGGCCGCCTGGCGCTCCGCCCGGCAGAGGGCCGCCCGCGAAACGAAGGCGGCGGACACCCTGCTCACCACCGCGAACGGGTACGTGGACGACCTCGCCGCCGCCGAGACCCGCGCCGAGCAGGCCGAGGCCGCGCTCGCCGACGAGCACGCCACCGCCGTCACCCGCGCCCACGAGACCGAGCAGGTACGACGCCAGCTCGCTGCCGTCGAAGCCCGCATCGCCGCCGTCCGGGCGATCCACCGCCGCGTCACCACCGCACACACCGACTCCTGCGAGCACTGCTCGGCGGGGGACTACCCGAACTACGACGTCCGCTGGCCGTGCCCGACAGCGGCCGCCCTCGACGGGCCAGACCGCAGCGAATGCGAGTGCCCCGAGTTCGGCGCCGAGCACGACCCGGGACTGTGCGCCCGCTCCCGGCACTACGCCGGAGTGTGCGACGAGGACGGGCGATGCCCGCACCCGGACCATGCCTGGATGCCCCGCCAGAAGCAGACCGCGCCGGCGCCCGAGGCCGCCCTCGAAGCGCCCGCCGAAACCCCGGCCGAAACGCCGTCGCTGGCTGGCCTTGACGCGGACACCCTCACCCAGCTCATCCGCGACGCCCAGTACCGCCGCGCTGTCCTCGACCCCGACCGGTGCCCCGCCGACTGCGCCGAAGGCCACACCTACGAAGTTCCCTGCTCTGGTGCTACCCCGGGCAGCGACAACGGCCAGGACGCAGGCGACATCGGACCGGGCTACCCCAACGACCCTGACGGGCCCGCCGACACCCCGGCCGCGTCGTGAGGGGCGAGGACGAGCGGTACACCGACGCCAACCTCCAGCTCTGGGCCGACACCGCGCCCGGCCAGGAACCGCCCGAGCTGACCGCCGCACAGCAACGCGCCCTGGCCGACCTCGTCCGCTTCGGTCGGCCCGTCGACGACCTCCCCGACCTCGCCGCATACCCCGCCGCCGCCCGCTGACGCCCGTCACACCAACCCGAAGGAGCGCCCACCATGGGCCTGTTCACTCGCACCCAGTCCACCACCCCGGCCACCACCGAGCCGGGACTCGTCAACCTCGTCAAGGCCGCCCGCGTCAGCCTGGAGAAGCACGGCCTCACCACCGAGCGCGCCGCCGTCTACCTCGTCCTCGACCACTCCGGCAGCATGCAGTCCTACTACGCCGACGGGTCCGTCCAGCGTCTCGCCGAGCAGGCCGTCGGGCTCAGCGTGAACCTCGACGACGACGGGGCCGTCCCGCTGATCTTCTTCGGCAACCGGGTCGACCAGGCCGACGACGTCCGCATCGGCACCCACCAGGGCGTCATCGACCGCACCCACCGCGACATCCCCTGGGGCAGCACCGACTACGCCGCCGCGATCCGCCACGTCGTCGCCGAGCACCAGGCGTCCGAGGCTCAGCGCGGCCTCCCCGCGCTGGTGATCTTCCAGACCGACGGTGAGCCGGACAACCGAATCACCGCTGCCCAGGCCCTGCGCGACGCCAGCCGGCTGCCGATCTTCTTCGCCTTCGTCGGCTTCGGCCTCAGCGTCCAGTTCCTGCAGCAGCTCGACACGCTGCCCGGCCGCGCCATCGACAACGCCAGCTTCTTTCACGCCGCCCGCCCGAACCGCATCTCCGACGCCGACCTGTACGACGGCATCACCGCCGAGTACGCCCAGTGGCTCACCGCCGCCCGGAACGCCGGCATCATCCGCTGACCCCGGACATAGCAGCGGGGCGTCCCCTCAGCCCGCCAGCCCAGGGACGCCCCACACGGTGCTCTCACCCTACGCCCCAGCACCCGCAGGAGACGCGCCGTGACCACCACCGCCACCCGCTACAACCCCGCCGCCGCCGACCTCCGCGTGATCGCCGACCACTGGGGCGACCTCCACGCCATGCTCACCGTCCCCGGCACCGCCGAGTGGCCGCCCGCCGGCCGCATGGCCGACCACCAGGCCCAGCTCACCGACGCCGAGCAGGCCGAACTCCACGCCGAGGCCGCCGCCGAGCGGGCCGAGCGGACCGCCGTCGCCCCGGGCGAGCGCCCCATCCCGCTCCGCGCCGCCGTTTTCGACACCATCCAGGCCCTCGACGGCCAGCTCCTGCACCTCGCCGACCAGATCGCCGACGCCGTCCAGCGCCCCGCCCACACCGTCCGCCGCGCCGCCGGCCCCGGCGACACCCACGGCCAGGCCGCACGCCTCGCCGCCATGCAGGACGAAGCCGACGCCCGACGCTGGCACTGGATCGGCAGGGCCCGCGACGGCGCGACCGCAGCCCTGTGGCTCCGCGGCCGGATCCTCGACGAGGACGGCCCCTTCGCCCCGCTCGGCGCCGGCGACCGCGACCGCATCGCCGCCGTCGCCCACGCCGCCCGGGACCGCGTCGAGCGCACCCTCGGCCTCGCCCGCCGCGAAGACCCCATCGCCCGGCGCTGCCCCTGCACCGGACGGATGGTGCTCCGGCAGGGCGGTGTCCTCGACCCCGAGGTCGAGTGCCAGGACTGCGGCATGCGGTGGATCGGCGCCGCGATGGCCGCCCTCGTGCAGATGCAGGACGCGGCGTGAAGCGCCAGTGATACGCGGCTGATATGCCCCTGGTCAGGCGTCCGTCGGGTCAACCGGCGGGCGCTCTGGCAACTTCGCCCCGGGGCGCCGCAGGTACCAGGCGATGAGGTCGCGGATCACCTGTGAGCGGTTCCGGGCGCCGGCCCGCTCGCCGAGGTCGTCCCAGTCGGCGTCGGGCACGCGTACGACGCGGTTGGTGGTGTGGGTGTCCTTCGCGCGGCTGACCATGCGGCCAGGCTAGAGGCTGCATATGCATACGTCGAGGAAGCCTCTTGCTGTGCATATGCACAACTGCTACGTTGTGCATATGCATGAAGCCGACATCAAGCCGGCCCAGCCCGGCAGTTCCCGCACGCCCACGACCAAGAAGGTCATCGGCGGCATCACCCTCTACGGACCCCAGCTCGCCAAGCTCGACGCCCTCGTCGGCGCCGGCACCAGCCGCGCCGCCGTGATCCGCCGCCTCATCGACGAGCACCTCTAACAACAGAAACGGGCCCAGGCGTGGGGATCGCAGCCCCAGCCCAGGCCCTTGACCACAGGAGATAGCCCTCCCATGACCCGAACGAACAGTAGCGCGCGCCCGACCGAAGGGCCCCTTCCGCAGCACGACCCCGGCAAGACCCTCCGCCGGACCCCCGCCACCGTCGGCCGGCCCAAGCCCGCCCCGCAGCGCACCGCCGCGGTGACCCGATGAAGCCCCGCACCCGCACCATCGAGCACACCGAGTACGTGCCCGTCACCCGCGACGGCAAGACCCACATCGCCCCACGCACCATCACCGTCGAACAGCCCCTGCCGCCCCGCGACTGGGACCAGATCGTCCTCACCGCCGTCACCGGCATCGCCATCGCCGTCGGAGCCGGCTGCATCGCCTGGTCCACCAGCGCCATCGGCCACCTCCTCGCCACCGCCGCACACCCCGCCATCGCCTACGGCGGCGCCGCCACCTTCGACCTCCTGTGGATGACCTGCCTCGCCCTCGAATGGCTCGCCCGCTACGAGCCCGGCAAAGCCAAGGGCCCGCAGATCGCCGGCTACATCGGCCTCGCCATCGCCGTCGGCGCGCTCGTCACCGAAGGAGCCCTTGCCGACCACCTCGCCGCCGGGATCGTCGGCGCCGCCATCTCCGTCGGCGTCAAAGCCCTCTGGGTGCTCGTCCTGCGTCACCACGCCAAGGCCCTCGACCCGGACACCCAGCAGTGGGTCGACCTGGAGACGGCCGAGGTCGGCGGGGAACTCGCCCTCGCCGCCGTCCGCCGCCGCCTCGCCCGCTCCCGCCAGCAACTCGCCGCGCACACCGCCGCCTACCCGCACATCGGCGACGACCACGGGCCGACCGACGCCGAGCGGGCCGCCGAGTACGCCCGCAACGTGCTGGGTGTCGACGACGACGAGCTCACCGCCCAGCTTGAGGCCGCCGGACTGGTCATCTCGCCGGTCACCTCATCGGTCACCTCGGGCCCGTGGGATGACCACCCGAATGACCGGCCACATGACCACCGACATGACCGCCACCCGACCACCATCTCGGCCGGGTTCCAACGCCGCGAGGTGGTCACCTCGCCGGTAGACCCGCCGGTCACTCCGCCGCCGACCCAGATGACCGGCGCCCAGCGCCTGGCTGCCGCCCGGAAGCTCGACCGCGAAGCCCGCAAGGGCAAGCCCGCGAGGCCGGTCACCATCGAGACCCTGCAGACCGAACTCGGCCTCTCCCGACGCGAAGCCACCGACCTGCGCGCAGCCATCCTCGGCAAGCAGGTGACCCGCTGATGGGCGTCTGGAAGAAGCTCACCGGCAAGCAGGACGCGGCACCCGCCGGCCGCACCCCGCAGGAGCGCAAGCGCCGCGCCAAGGAGATCAGCGGCATCGACCGCCGCACCAGCACCTGGCTCCGCGCCGGCGGCTGGACCCGGACCGAAGGGAGCTGACCGTGACCCGCGCCCTGGTGCTCCTGCTCGTCCTCGCCGACGCCGGCCTCGCCGCCTACTACGTGCTCCGCCTCGTCCGGAGGCCTCGATGACCATTCGCGAACTGCCCGCCGACTACCACCACACCGTGGCCTGGCCCCGCGTCCGGCGCACCATCCGGGCCTGCTGCACCCCCGCCTCCCTCACCGGCCTCGCCCTGTCCCCGATCTGGGCCCGCCTCACCCTGCCGCTCGCCGAGCACTACGGCCTGGGCGCCGGCATCGGCCTCGCCTTCATGACCGCCATCTGGACCGGCATCGCCCGGGGCCTCGGCTACATCCCCCGCGCTCTCGTCACCGTCGTCCTGGTCGCCACCAGCGCCGGAACCCTCTGGCTCGCCCCCGTCACCGTCGCCCACCACCTCATGGAGCACTGACCGACCATGAACCTCATCGACTTCACCCACGTCGTCACCCGCGCCGGCGCCGCATTCGGCTTCTCCGTCATGGCCATCACCGCCCTGTTCATCTACTTCCGCCGCGGCCGCACCCTCGCCGCACTCAAGACCAAGACCGTATGGGCGCCGTGGACCGGCGCCTGGATCACGATGGTGCTCGCCTCCGCCGTCAGCGGCGGCTTCATCAGCAAGCTGTCCGCCGGCCTCACCGGCTCCGGCAACACGGCCGGGAGTGTCGTCGGCAACTCGGCCGTCGGGCAGGACGGCGCCGGAACCGTCACGGTCTCCGCCGTCGACGTCCTCTCCTACTCCGGCAGCTGGCTCGTCCTCGTCCTCCTCATCGGCCTCGGCTTCTTCCTCTGGTTCGCGAAGGGCTGGGGCGAGCGCATCCTCGCCCTGTCCGGCGCAGTCACCGGCGCTACCTGGGGCATCGCCTCCTCCATCGGCGGCTGGGCCGCCATGATCGGCGTCCCGCTGTTCTCCTGGCTCGGCAAGGTCGTCATCGGATGAGCGCCCCCACCATCGCGCGCACCACCGCCGGTGCCGGACACCTCTCCGTCGCCGTCGCCCACTGGGCAGGCGGCCACACCATCTCGGCGGAAGAGATCACCCGCCGCATCGTCAAAGCCCGCGCCGAGGCTCACGCCGCGGCTGTCGCCGAGCACGGCCGGGCCGGCCGAGCCGCCCACCGCAAGGCCGCCCGCCTGCGACGCAGGGCCACCGAAGACGGCGGCCTCGTCCCCGCCCACATGACCGCCCTGGCCGCCGCCGACCACGAAGCCCAGCGTCACGACGTCGCGATCAGCGCCCTGGGGGAGTTCACCCTCCCGATGCTCGACCCCGGGCACGTCCGCCACCGCCGCCACCGCATCGCCGCCGCCCGCTGCGTCATCCTCACCCTGCCCGCTGGCGCCGTCATCGCCGGCTCCTGGATCTGGTCCGGCAGCGTGTTCCTGTTCACCGTGCTGGGCGGAGTCGGGGCGGCCCTCGTCCGAGGCGACCGTCCGTTCGAACTCACCGTCCGGCCGGTACCAGCAGAGCTGATTGCGGCCACCCCCCACGTCCTGCCGGCCGCCCCCGCCACCGTCGTCACCGAGACCGTGCCCGTCGACACCGGCGCATGGCGCGACGAACTCCGCCTGTACGTCGAACACGCCGTCGCCCACGCCGACCTCCAAGGCCGCAAGGGAGTCCACGCCGTCGACCTCCTCGCCGGCCAGCAGCAGAGCGGCCGCTACCTCGGGCTCACCGGCGCCACCTTCCCCGCCAAACTCCGCGACGCCGGACTCCCCGTCACCGGCATCAGCATCCACGGCGACAACCAACTCGGCGTCCGCCACGACCAGCTGACCAAGGCCCTCGGCCGCACCCCGCGGCTCCCCGCCCACCTCGTACCCGACCTCACCGAGCAGGAGCCGAGCCCGGGGGAGACCCCAACCGGGAACCCCTCCCCCGTCCACAAGCTCAGCGCCTAGACCGACTAGATCCGCAGGTCAGACGTCTAGCGTCTACATCTAGCCCTGCATCTAGCCCCACAGGGCAGGGGCCCGCAACACCCCGACAAACCCAAGGAGACACCGATGAGCGACACCGAACAGACCATCCCCGCCGCCCCGGCGCAGGGAACCCACCACTACATCCTGACGCTCCAGAAGCCGATGCGGAGCGGCGTCGGCCTCGCGGTCAGCACCTCCGCCGGGCACTGCACCCCGTCGGCCGGGATGACCCGCTACGACGTCTACCAGTGGCTGATCGCCGACCTGGTACGCCACAGCCCGGAGCTGGCCGGGGCGAGCGTCCTGTGCTTCGACCTCCAGCCCAACAAGATCTGACCAGCACGGCGCGCCAGGCAACGCCTCGGCCGATTGGCGGACAGGTCGCCGGCCGGGCTGGGATCATCGCCGCATGAGCGAGCAGACCAGCCCGGCCCCGGGCGACGACTGGGGGTACGCCCCCATCGGCCGCGAGAACATCCCCGTCCACTGCGGCGGGTTCGCGTACCACGACGGCGACGGCCACTGGGCGTGCGCCGCCTGCGACGCCCCCGTCCACGTCCGGGACATCCCCGGCTGGACACCCCGCACCGAGATGCTGCCCGCACCGGCTACTCCCGGGGCGGGCGCCAACGCGAGAGGATGACGACCGTGACCGACAGAAAGCAGGCACGCGCCATGGACCTGCCCAGCTTCTCGACGCCCCCGTTTGTCCGAGACATCCGTACTCACGCTGGCAGCTGGGGGTGGGTCTTCCCCCAGCACATCGCCCAGGATGACGCCGGGTACCTGTGGGCCGACGGCGCTGCCTCTCCAAAGGCCACAGCACCCGGAAACAGCAGCGGCCACTGCGCTCTGCTGGCTTGGTCGGCGAACGGGCTGTCAGCCTGGGTAGACCCAAGAGGCTACGGCGGTCTCGGCCGAATCAGCGGGGCTGTGGACGAGACGAAGTGGGTGCCCGTGGTCGAAGTGCTGACCGACCTGCCGCCGTACGCCGACTACCGGCCCGACGCCTGACCAGCAGAGCCGCTTGACGGATCGCTAGTCGATCACTGATGATGGGCCCACGTCCGGCGTGTCCGGACCTTGAACCTCACCGAGAGCCCCGCAGCCGAGCAGTAGCTGCGGGGCTCTTCCCATTCCCCCGCCGCCCGGAGGGCACCCCGTGTCGGGACACCGTCTCGCCATCACCATCCCCGGACAAGCCGACGGCACCACCGTGGCCACCGGCGAAACCGTGTACGCGCCCGGCCACCGTGCCGAAGCCGCCGCCTGGCTCCCGCACTCCTGCGAGGAATGGGTCATTGGCGAAGGCACACCAGCGCGCGTCATCGCAGACCTCCAAGCCCTGCGCGACGAGATCGATCTCGCCATCGTGCACTTCCAGACCGCCACCGCCTGACGCCCCGGAGGGCACCTTGACCACCCCGTACGGTCCGTACAGCCCCGACATCACCCAGGCCCTCGCCGCCGGAGCGACCGCCGCCGGATGGGTCGAACAGACCGGCCCCTCCTGGAACGGCCCCGTCGCGAGCTACAACAACCGGGCCGTCGCCGAGCGCAACGACATCCTCGCCCTCGACCTGCGCGACAACCTCGCAGCCCACCGCCGCGACCAGAACATCCCCTCCATCGGCACCGTCCGCATCCTCGCCGGCGGCGACTCCATCACCGCCGGCTACGGCAGCCTCGACGGCGGCGGCTACCAAGCCTGGCTCGTCGACATCCTCGCCCGACGGCACATCACCGCGCAGATCACCACCGTCGCCGAACCGAGCCGCACCCTGCGCTACATGACTCCCCTCATCCTCGCCGCCCTCCCCACCGCCCGACCCGACATCGTCCTCATCAACCTCGGCACCAACTGCGCCGGCCAAGGCGACCTCGCCGACTGGCAGAACCGCCTCGACACCCTCATCAGCCAGATCCTCGCCAGCAGCCCCACCGTCAAGGTCGCCGTCGCCCGCATCGCCCTCTCCCGCCCCCAGGCCCTCGCCGCCGCCGAAGCCGTCGTCAACGGCTACGTGGACGCCGTCGTCGCCGCCCGCCGCCCCTCCGGCCGCGTAGTCCCCGCCGACATGGTCACCGCCGTCCCCCACCGCTGGACCGACATCGAAGGCATCCACCCCACCGACCCCGGATACCTGCGCATGGCCCAGCAGTGGAACACCGCCATCACCCCCTGGCTGCCCACCCCGTAACCCCGCCGGAGGTGCTCGTGCCCACCGCACCCAAGGGACGCTGCACCGACCCCCAGTGCTACGAGATGGCCACCAACCGCGGACGCTGCGACGAGCACCAGCCCATCCCATGGGCCGGACGCGACGACAAGGCCCGCCGCTACGGCATCAGCTCCGGAACCTGGCGCGCCCTCAAGGCCGCCACCGCCCGACGCGACAACGGCTGCTGCTACATCTGCGGAGCCGAACCAGTCGACGATCCGGACGAGCCCGGCCACCAGCTCGACCACATCGTGCCGATCTTCGAAGGCGGCGCAGTTGACGACCCCGACAACCTCGGCCTCGCCTGCGCCACCTGCCACGACCTGAAGAGCAAGGCCGAAGCGCTCAGGGCCAACCAGGCCAGATGGGCACGAAGACGCCCAGTGGACTAGACCACTAGGCCTCGGCTGATCACCTCGGACCTACCCACCCAGGGGGTAGGGGTGTCTGAATCACCAGGTCAGAGCCCTGGGGCCCCGCCGCGGTTAACCAAGAAGACGCACACTCAGAATCCGCCATAGGGGGTCGCCATGGGCCGTATCGCTCAGCCGGCTGCCCTCAAGCTGCTCAAGGGGTCGACGGAGGGCCGTGATTCGGGTGGCCGTGAGGTCAACACCGGGCCGGCCTTCCGGCGGATCGCTCCGAACCCGCCGACGTGGCTGTCACCCGAGGCGGCGGCCGAGTGGCGGCGGGTCGTCCCGGGTCTGCAGCGCCTGGACATCCTGAAGCCGGAGGACCGGGCGGTCCTCGCCGCGTACTGCGAGACGTGGTCCACCTTCGTGGACGCGATCCGCCAGCAGCACCGGGACGGCCTGACGATCGAGGCGAAGCAGGGGACGCTCGCGCATCCGGCGGTCGGCATCGCCCGGGCTGCGGCACGTGAGCTGCGGGCCTTCGCGGCGCACTTCGGCCTGACCCCGTCGACGGAGCAGGCCCTGGCGAGGGGGGCCGACGATGGCGGGGAAGAGGACAACCCGTTCGCGTAGCGCTGCCCCGGCCGGCCCGGTCACCCCCGCGGCGTTCCTGGACGACGCGGAGCTGGAGCGTCTCAAGCTCAGCCCCGAGGTCGCCTGGTACCTCGTCACCCGCGACATCCCGCCGCCGGACTGCCCGCCGCTGATCCGCACCCCGGAGCCCCGGGATGTGCCGGGCGCCGTGTTCGACCCCGACCGGGTCGACAAGGTCCTGAAGGCGTTCGGGCTGCTGCGGCACACGCAGGGCCAGTGGGCCGGTCAGCCGTTGCGACCGGACCCGTGGCAGGTCGCCTACATCCTGGGGCCGGTCTTCGGCTGGGTCCGCTGGGACGACGACGCGGATTCGTACGTGCGGATCGTGCGGACGCTGTACGTGGACGTCCCGCGCAAGAACGGCAAGAGCACGCTGTGCGGCGGCATCGCGATCTACCTGACATGCGCGGACGGCGAGCCCGGCGCGCAGGTCGTCGCGGCGGCCACCTCGGAGCGGCAGGCCGGGTTCGTCTTCCAGCCGGTGAAGCAGCTGGCGGAGAAGGCCCCGCGGCTCAAGGGCCACGTGCAGCCGCTGAAGAAGAAGATCATTCACACGCGGTCGGGCTCGTACTTCGAGGTCGTGTCCTCGGTCGCAGACGCCCAGCACGGCGCCAACCTGCACGGCGGCATCGTGGATGAGCTGCACGTCCACAAGACTCCGGACCTGGTCGAGACGATCGAGACCGGCACCGGCTCCCGGCGCCAGCCCCTGATCGCGTTCATCACGACGGCGGACGCCGGCAAGCAGCACACGGTGTACGCCCGCAAACGGCAGTACTGCGAGCAGGTCGCCCGCGGCACGCTCTCCGACCCGACGTTCTACGGCGTGGTGTGGGCCGCGGAGAAGGGCGACGATCCGCATGTCGAGGCGACGTGGCGCAAGGCGAACCCGGGCTACGGGATCTCCCCGACGCGGTCCTACCTGCAGAGCAAGAGCAACGAGGCGGCGAACAGCCCGGCCGACCTCGCGAAGTTCCTGCGCCTGCACCTGGGCATCCGGACCAAGCAGGAGACCAAGTACCTGACCCTGGAGTCCTGGACCCGCAACGCGGGGATGGTCGACGAGCAGGCCCTGGCCGGCCGGGAGGCCTACGGCGGGCTTGACCTGGCGGCGACGTCGGACCTGCTGGCGCTGTGCTGGCTGTTCCCGGACGACGTCCGCGGTGGCTTCGATGCCCTGTGGCGGCTGTGGACGCCGGAGGACAACGTCGAGGCGCTGGACCGGCGTACGGCCGGCGCCGCATCGGTGTGGGTCCGTCAGGGCCTGCTGGTCGCCACTCCGGGCAACGTCGCGGACTACGACTACATCCAGCTGCAGATCGAGCGGGACCTTGATGCGTTCGACGTTCGCTCGCTGGGTTTCGACCCGTGGTCGGCGGTCCCGCTGACCAACGAGCTCGCGAAGACCAACGCCCCGATGGTGAAGGTGAGGCAGGGTTTCGTGACCCTGTCCCCGCCGCTGAAGGAGCTGCAGCGTCTGCTCCTGAAGGGCACGCCGGAGGCGCCGCAGTTGCGGCACGGCGGGAACCCGGCGGTCACCTGGATGCTTGACAACCTCGCGGTGGCGATGGACCCGGCGGGCAACGTGAAGCCAGACAAGGCCCGGAGCGCCGAGAAGATCGACGCCATGTCGGCGCTGGTCACCGCGCTGTCCGAGGCGATGACCCGCGAGCCCGCGAAGAAGTCCGCATACGAGGACGACGACCTGATGATCGTCTGAGCGGGGAGCGGCTGAGGGCGCCCACCGAAGTGGGCGCCCTCCCAAGCCTCGCCTTGCCTCGCCTTGCGGTGCCAGGCCTCACCAAGCCGTGCCTCGGCCAGCCTCGCGTCACCGGGCCTGGCCATGCCGCCTAGTCTGCCCCCTCCAGGCGTGTGAGGCGAGCTTGGATGGCGTCGAGTTCTTCCTGCGTTCTGTCGGCCCGCTGCCCCATGGTGGCGATCGCATCTTCGAGTCGTCGCTGGCGGACGTCCGTGCGCCGGTTGAACTCCAGCTGCATGGAGAAGGCGCGCATTGTGGCCTCGGTCAGCTGGCGCACTTCGGGGCTGAGGCCGTTGAGGTCGACGTTGACGACCTTCGAATGTCCGCGTGCGAGCGCGCGCGTGGACCGACGCTGCTGCCCTCGGGCCAGGATGACGTGCTCGTCGGGCCGGACGACCCGGTATCCAACGTTGCGGAGGGAGGTGACGGCGTGCTTGTCGACGGTCTCCAGCTCGCGCGCGGCTCGCCGCATGGCCATCTGAATGACGTGCCGGTCGGTTTCTGGGTGCAGGGCGAGCGCCTGGGCCATCGCCTCGTAGGTGAGAACCCCGTTGACGTCCGCGCTGCGAAGCAAGTCGTAGAGGGTGCGCCAGCGGGCAGTCTCACCAACGGGCTTGAAGGAACTCACAGCTCCTCCACGGTGGCCGTGAAGCGCCCGAAGCGGGGACGCCAGTCGCCGAGCCCAATCCGGGCGCCCGCCGCATCCGAAATCTGCTGCAACTCTTCGAGGTTCAGCTCGGTCTCGTCCAGCTCGCCCTCGGCGTCCACGCTCCAGTTCTGGAACATCGGTCGCGTGCGCATGACGCGCGCCATGCCGACCTTGACGGACTTCCGATGCCTGAAGTTCTCGTCCGCCCAGAGGGCGGCCGGGTCGCGCGGGCCCCGGTAGGCGACGGGGTTGATGTCCGTAGAGATGAACACGCCGCGCGTCACCTGGCGCCCCGAGCGGGTGAGCTTGGCTGCGTCTACGAGGCACCGCTGCAGGTTGTCGCCGGGGATGAAGGGGCCCGCGTCCGGGTCGTAGTAGAGGCCGCCCAGGAACTCCAGGCGGGCCATGTCCTCGTGGTCGGCGTCGGTCTTCTTGCGCTTGGCGGAGGCCGCCTTCATGCCTCTGGCGTGCACATTGAGCGGGTCGGCGAGCTGGGCGTTGTGCATCAGCAGGGGCAGGGTGCCGGTGAGTGTCACGCGGAATCGCAAGGGGTCCTCCACGGAGAGCGTCAACTTGCCTAATTATAGCGGCAATTGCGGCATATATCCCGCTCTAAATGCAGCTCATTGCGCCATTAATCCCTAACTCACATCGGAGGTAGCCGTGTTCTGGTGGCGCCGTACGGCCCTCCGCAAGCGCGTCGTGGTCAACCTGCCCGACAAGGCCTTCAGGGGCGTGCTGTGGGCGAAGCGTGGTCCGCTGCTGGTCCTGCGGGACGCTGAGCTGCTGGAGGCCGGCCGGGAGGCGGTGCGGGTAGACGGCGAGGTTGTCATCGAGCGGTCTCGGGTCGAGTTCATGCAGGTGCCCGCGGTCGGGGGTGGCTGATGGCCTTCGTCATCACCGGTGGCCAGCTGCAGCCGACCGGGCCCGGCTTCGCGCAGGCGTTCAACAGTCTGCCGATCGCCCCCGCCGAGTGGGAGTACACGGAGATCTGGCGTACCCAGCCGCAGGTCCGCACCGTGGTCAGCTTCCTGGCACGGAACATCGCCCAGGTCGGCATCCACACCTTCCGGAGGGTCTCCGACACCGATCGCAAGCGGCTGACGGACCACGGGCTCACCCGGGTCCTGGCGGAGCCACTTCCACGCCTGACCCAGTACCGGCTGATTGAGCGGCTGGTGTCGGACCTCGCGGTGTACGACACCGCGTACTGGATCAAGGCCATGGTGGACGGCACGCTCCGGCTGCTGCCCACGCCCCCGTCCCTACTGCGGCCGGTCGGCGGGTCCTGGCTGCAGGCCGACCACTATGAGGCCGCATCAGGAATGCGCTTCGAAGTAGATCAGGTCGTGCACTTCCACGGCTACCACCCGGACGACCTGCGCATCGGCTCGTCCAGCCTGGACGCCCTGCGCTCCCTGCTCCTGGAGGACCGCGAGTCCAGCCGCCAGCGAGCCCAGATGTGGCGCTCCGGCGCCCGGATGACCGGCGTTCTTACCCGGCCGACCGACGCCGGCGACTGGAGCCCCGAGTCGCGGGCCCGGTTCCGGGAGATGTGGCGGACGTTCACGCAGGGCGGCGGTGCCGAGGGAGGCACGCCAATCCTGGAGGATGGCATGGGCTACACGCAGGTCTCGATGAACCCGCAGCAGACCCAGTACATCGAGTCCCGCAAGCTCACCCGGGAGGAGGTCGCCGCCGCCTTCCACATCCCGCCGCCGCTGGTCGGCATCCTCGACCATGCCACCTACAGCAACATCGTGCAGCAGCACGAGATCCTCTACCAGGACACCCTCGGACCTTGGTTCGAGAGCATCGTGCAGGACATCCAGGCCCAGCTGCTGCCCGACATCCCAGACAACAAGGATGTCTACTGCGAGTTCAACATCGCGGCGAAGATGGCCGGCGACTTCGAGGCTCAGGCCGCAGCCGCCAGCACGGCGACCGGCGGCCCGTGGATGACCCGCAACGAGCAGCGCGCTCGGATGAACCTGCCGAGCCTGGAGGGCGGCGACGAGCTGATCGTCCCGCTGAACGTGACTGCCGGCGGGAAGGCCTCACCGACGGACACCGTGCCGAAGGCGGCCATCCCCTCCAAGGGGTGGGTGCCGGCTCTCAAGGCGTCCGACCGGCCTGAGAAGCTCGGCGACTTCGACTACGAGCGCGACCAGTTCGCCCGGCGCCTGGGCAACCGCTCGGAGCGGCAGGCGGCTTCGCTACTGGCGTCCGTGGGCGCGAAGGACCTGGCGCCTCCCGACGTCATGGCGACGTGGGAGGCCGGGGCCGCCGACCGCCGGGCCGAGCTGCAGTCCTTGATCGCCACGCACGGGTTCAGGATCGCGCAGGTCGGCGCCTGGGAGGTCCTCGCCGAGCACAACGCCAACGCCGAGGGGTGGTCGGCGGACGTGATGCTCGCCTGGCTGCTGACGGCGGCCGGTTCCCACGCCGAGGCCCACGACGCGGAGGGCACGAATCTGCTGACCACGGCGGTGGCTTCGACCGAAGGGGACTGGCGGGACCGGGTCCAGTCCGCGATGGCGGTGTGGGCTGGCAGCACGGCGGTCCGGCGGGCCTTCACCGCGGCCACCGAGACACGGTCGTTCGGCGGGCATGACGCCGCCTGGGCGTCCGGGCTCACTTCCAAGGTGTGGCGCACGGGCGGCAGCAACCCCCGTACGTCCCACAAGGCCCTGGATGGCGACAAGGTCCAACTCGACGACGTCTTCGGCAACGGCTGCAGGTGGCCGGGGGACGCACACGGCAGGGAGTCGGAGACGGCCAACTGCAACTGCAAGTTGACGTACGAGAGAGGGGAGTAGGCGGTGCCACGCACCAAGCAGTGCACAGCCCGCATCAAGGCCGCCGGCACCGCCGACGGCCTCACCGAAGGCGAGTTCACAGCGCTCGTCTCGGTGTTCGGCAACACCGACAGCGTCGGAGACGTAGTCCAGCCGGGCGCCTTCACCAAGACCCTGTCGGACTGGGCCGCGAAGGGCGACCCGGTCCCTGTGATCTGGTCCCACGACTGGGGCGACCCGTTCTCCCACGTCGGGATCGTCCTGACCGCGGCCGAGACCGCTGACGGCCTGGAGGTCACCGGCCAGATCCAGGACCTCGACACCAACCCGAAGGCGGCCCAGGTCTACCGCCTGCTCAAGGGACGGCGCGTCACGCAGTTCTCCTTCGCGTACGACGTCATCGAGGGCGCCTGGGTGGAGGGCACCGACGAGATGGGCCGCTGGTACGGCTACTACGAGCTGCGCGAACTCAAGTTGTACGAGGTCGGACCGTGCCTGGTCGGAGCCAACCAGGAGACCGAACTCCTTGCCGCGAAGGCCGCCAGGCTGGCCGCCGGCGTCAAGGAGGGGCGGGTCCTGGCCGCCAAGCACGTGGACCGACTCAAGGAGGCTCACGCCACCCTCGGCGAGGTCATCGCCGCTGCCGAGCCCGAGAAGAACCTCGCCCCCGAGGGGACCGGCCAGTCCGGGCTCCAGCCGGCCGCCGGCCCCGCGCCCGCCGTCAAGGCTGAACCGCCCGCGCCCGCCCACCCCTTCGACGAGGACGAGCTGTTCGACCGCTTCGTCGAGCACTTCGCCAAGCACTACGACCTGACCCCGCACGGTACCGACGAGACCAAGCCGGCTCTCCGCGAAGCGTCCGCCGACGCCGCCAAGACCGGCCCCGCCTCGCTCCGCCTGCGCACCGACCTCGCCGTGTTCGCGGCCGAGGTCTCCACGCTCACGGACTGAGGAAGAGACATGGACAAGATCAAGCAGCTCACGGACGAGCTGAAGCACCACCTGACCAGCGCCCAGGCCATCGCCGCCAAGGCCGAGGAGGAGAACCGCGACTTCACCAACGAGGAGCGCCCGCTTCTGGTGGACCACATGGCCAAGGCCAAGATCGCGAAGGAGGCACTGGAGCAGGCCAAGGCCGACATCTCCGTTCGCGCCACCCTCGCCGACCTCGGCGACGGCATCGGCCTCACGGAGAAGACCGAGCGCCGCACCCCGTCCGGACTGATCGTGCCGGACGCCAAGACCAGCCTGGGCGAGACGTTCGTCAAGTCCGCCGAGTACGCCGCCCTCATGGCCGGCGCGCCCAACGGCCAGTTCGGCCAGAAGCAGCGCGTACAGTCCATGCCGGTCGGCTTCAAGACGCTCGTCACCGGCGCCTCCGACACCTCCGCCGGCGCGTTCGTCCAGAACGACTACCGCGGTGTGCTCGTCGGCAACGAGGCGTTCCAGCGCCCGCTGACCCTGCGCGACATCGTCACCCAGGGCACCACCACCAGCGACACCGTCGAGTACGTCCGCATGACGTCCTTCACCAACAACGCGGCGCCGGTCGCCGAGGCCACGTCCTCCGCGTCGCCGACCGCCCCGGCCTCCGTCCCCGGCGCCCTGGTGCCGAACCCGGGCGGCGGCTACAAGCCGGAGTCGGCGTTCGCCGCAGCGAAGGTCACCACCCCGGTGCGGACCATCGCGCACTGGATCCCGATCACCAAGCGCGCTCTGTCGGACCCGGCGCAGATCAAGACCCTCATCGACAACTTCCTCCGCTACGGCCTGGAGGAGGAACTCGAAGACCAGATGATCTCCGGTGACGGCACCGGCGAGAACTTCGACGGCCTCGGCAACGTCTCCGGGGTGCAGGCCCAGGCCTGGGACACCGACATCCTCACCACCCTGCGCAGGGCCAAGACGAAGGTCCGCACCGTCGGCCGCAGCATCGCCAACGCCTACCTGCTCAACCCGGCGGACCTGGAGACCGTCGACCTGCTGCAGGACAACGAGGGCCGCTACTACTTCGGCGGCCCGGGCGGCGTCGGCTCCGCGTCGGTCCTGTGGGGCCTGCCCGTCATCGAGACGGAGGCCGTGCCCGCGGGCACCGGCTACGTGGGCGACTTCCGCAAGGCGATCCTGTGGGACCGCGAACAGGCGTCCGTCACTATGACCGACTCCCACGCGGACTTCTTCGTCCGCAACATCGTCGCGATCCTCGCCGAGATGCGGGCGGCCTTCGGCGTCATCCAGCCGAACGCCTTCGTCGAGGTCGACCTCACCGCCTGATCGGAGGCACGGACATGGCATACCTGAACCCCACGGCCGCCGCACTCCGCAAGGCCAAGCAGACGGCCGCCGTAGTCGACGCCGGGGCCGCCACCTCGGTCGCCGCCGCCGGCGCGACCCCCACCAAGGCCGAGTACGACGCCCTGCGTACGGACTACCTGGCCCTGCGTACCAAGGTGAACGCCCTGCTGGCCGCGATGCGCACCTCCGGCCAGCTCGCGCCCTGATGCGGGCAGCCCAACGGCAAGTGAGAGGGCGGTGCCCGTGCGGCGCCGAGCACGCGTCGTGCGGCCCGCCCTCCACCTCCGTCCCCATCGACCTCGACCAACTCACCCAGGAGGCAGCCGTGGGCGGGCCGCTGCGGAAGTACCGGGTCACGATGCCGAACCGCGTTGAGACCGTCATGAAGCTCAACCCGGCGGACGCCGAGCGCTTGGGCGGCGTTCCGTTGGACGCCCCGCCCGAAGTGGAGACCCTGGACGACACCCCTGTGACACTCCCTGCTCCTGTAGCCAAGGCCCGTCGAGGCGCGGCCAACAAGGCGCGGACCGCGTCACCGAACAAGGCGGGCCGGGCCGGTGGCGACTGAGCTCCTCGCCGATCCGGATGAACTGGCCATCTGGCTCGGCAAGCCGGCCGACGACCCGCTGCTGCTGAACGCCCTCGCCGCTGCCAGCAGGCGCTTCCGGGGCGCGGTCCGCCACCCAGTCACCGCGGTGGCGGCGGACTCCATCACCCTCGACGGCAACGGCCGGGACGCGATCCTGCTACCCGCGGCGCCGGTCACCGCCGTCACCTCCGTCACCCTGAGCGGCACCCTGCTGGTCGAGGGCACGGACTACGAGTGGTCCGCCGACGGCTACCTGCGCCGGCTCGGCTGCCTGTGGCCGTGCCGGCTGCGCTGCCTGGTGGTTGTCTACGACCACGGGTGGGCGGTCGTCCCGGAGGACATCCAGGAGGCCGTCATCGACCAGGCCCGCTCGATGTACCGGGTGCAGCCCGGCGTCCAGTCCTACACCGCCGGCTCCGAGTCGGTGACCTTCGGCGCGCAGGCGTCCGTCGGCGTCACCTCGCAGTGGTCGGCGGCCGTCACCGCCCACCGGCTGAACCGGGGGGACGACGCGTGATCTGGGACCAGTCCGTCGTGCGGATCCGCCCCGGCGTCCGGACCGACCGCGGCGGCAACACCGTGGCGGACTGGTCGCCCGACGCGGTGACCCGCACCACCATCGACCGGCTGTCCGTCCAGCCGACCTACCAGAGCGAGACCGCCGGCGCCGAGCGCACGTCCGTCGTCACCGGCTGGCGGGTCCTGTCCGAACCGGGCCAGGACGTCGACGTCCGCTCCGGTGACCGGATCGAGCACGACGGCCTGACCTGCGAGGTGCAGGGTGAGGTCGGCCGCTGGCGGGACCCGCTCGGCGGCGGCGTCCACCACGTCGAGTGGCAGATGCGCCGCTCCACCGGATAGCACCTGGAGGCACCGTGGCCCGCAGCAGCGTTGAGTTCGAGCTCGATTCGGCGGGGGTGCGGGAGGTGCTGCGGAGCCCCGAGGTCCGCGCGATGGTCGACGAGGCGGCGCAGGCCATCGCAGGGCAGGTCCGGGCCGCAGTGCCCGCACCGGAGACGGTGGAGGTCCACCCGTACACCACGGACCGCGAGGCTGCCCGCGTCACCGTCGCCGACCGGCGCGCGATGGGCTGGCAGGCCCGCGACGGCATCCTGACCAGGGCCGCCGGGGCGATCGGCGCCGAGGTCAGGGAGACCCGGTGAGCTGGGCTGCAGCAGCCGTCTTCCCCGACGCGCAGGCCGCGGCCGCCGACGTCCTGCGGGACGTACTCACCGGCCGCCCCGAACCGTGCACCGCGGGCGTCACCACCGGCACCCGCGTGCCGGACGGACGCTCCCCCGAGGATCCGCACCTGCCCTACGTCATGGTCCGCATCGACGCCGACCTGCCGCATTCGTCGATGGCGGACACCCGGGTCACCCTGCGGTGCACCGTCTGGCACGCCGACGCCGACCAGGCGTACGACCTCGCTCAGATCGCCCAGGCGCTGCTGGTCGTCCACGCCGGCCCGGTCATCCGGTCGGTGCGGCCTCTGACCGGCCCGATCCCGGCGACAGACCCGGACAGCGAGGTCGCCCTCGCCAGCTTCACCGTGTCGGCATCCGTCCGGCCGGTCCAGATCACCTGACAAAGGAGTAGGCCGCCATGGCCGGAGACACCACGAAGGCCCGGCTGTGGGCGAACGCCGACGTCTGGCTCGCTGACAGCCTCAGCACCGTCAACCCCACCGACGCGAACACGGCGTTCGGCGCCGGCTGGAACCTCGCCGGCCTGCTCGACGGCGACGACGGCATGCCCGAGTCCCGCGACGAAGACGTCAACGACTTCTTCGCTTGGGGCGGCATCCTGGTGCGCTCCTCGCGCAACCACTTCAAGCTGACGAAGTCGTTCACGGCCCTGGAGGACAACCCGACCATCCGGTCGCTGCTGTGGCCGGGCAGCACGACCAGCCAGATCGTCGTCCCGGTGCCCGTCCCTCGCAAGATCGGATTCGAGACGCGGGACCCGGCCGCAGGAGTCATCCTGCGGCGCATCACCCGCAATTACGCGATCATCGCGCTGGACGGCGACCGCGACGAGAACGAGACGGACCTGACGAAGGCCCAGTTCGCGGCGGTCATCTACCCCGACGCGAACGGTGTCCTCTTCGACCGCTACGAGTCGCCGACGGTCGTCTCCGTGGCGGTCGCCCCCGCCACGAAGGCCCTGACCGTCGGCCAGATCGGGGCGCTCACCGCCACCGCGACGCTCTCCGACGCGACGACCCGCAACGTCACCGCCGACCCGCTGTGCGTCTGGACGACAAGCAACGCCCCCAAGGCGACCGTCGGGTTCGGCTACGTCACCGGCATCGCGGCGGGCACCGCGACCATCACCGCCACCTACATGGGCCAGGCCGGGACCTGCGCGGTCACCGTCTCCTGACCCGCCCGAACCCGGGGCGGGCGAGCTGCGCGGTCCGCCCGCCCCGGCACCACCCATCCACCGCGCACCCACGAGACGAGGACCGCGCATGTCCAACACCCGTACCGCCAGCAGGCCTGACAGCAAGCCCTTCGACTTCAACCTCGACGCCGTCCAGTCCGAGGTCGACCTCACCCCGTTCGTCGTCCAGTGGTCCGGCCGCCGGTGGACACTCGCCCACCTGCAGGGCCTGTCCGTCTGGGACCTGCTGGAGGCAGCCGAGGGCGGCGACATCGAGGCGATGATCGGCGTCTTCCGCACCGCACTGGGCAACGACTGGGGAACCTTCCGGGCGCTGCCTCTTCCGCAGTACCAGCTGAAGGCCCTGTTCGACGCCTATCAGGAGCACTGCGGGATGCCGCCGGGGGAATCTCCGGCCTCCGCCAGCTCCTGAGGGAGTACGGGGAGGCCATCGAGGCCGATCTCCCGGCTACCTATCCGGGGGTGCGCCTGCGGCACCTGTACACGGGTGAGCTGACGTGGCGCGAGCTTGGCGTCCTGGTCCGGGGCCTGCCGCCCACGTCGCGCCTGCGCGCGGCCATGGCCGGCGGTCAGCCGCAGTGGTCGATGTCCGACTACCTGCTCGCCGGGGCCGTCGATGCCCTGGTCGCCGCGAACTGGCAGCGCGCCAACAGCGGATCAAAGTCGCCCAGCCCCCGGCCGAAGCCGATCCCGCGCCCGGCGCCGCCCGCTGTCGGCACGGCCATCGCGGCGGTACCGGACCGCGAGGCGGCACGGCAGGCGGCCGTCGCCCGCGCCCACGCGCACCGCGACGCCGTGGCGGCAGGGCACATCACCTGACCGACAACTGCATCGAGGGGATGGACCATGCCGAACGTCGGCTACGCGAGCCTGCAGATCATCCCCTCGGTGCAGGGCATCGGCTCCTCGATCCGCCAGCAGCTCACCGGCCCTATCGCGGACGCCGGTGACGAGGCCGGCGACGGCTTCGCCAAGCGCCTCGCGAAGGGCCTGGCGATTGGCGTGGCAGGCGCCGCCGCAGCCGTCGGCGCCGTCCTCGTCAAGGGCCTGGGCGACGCACTGGAGCAGGGCCAGCTCACGGGCAAGCTGCAGGCCCAGCTCGGCGCGACCGGCCCTGACGCTGCCCGCTACGGCAAGGTCGCCGGGCAGTTGTTCTCCGGCACGATGGCCGACAGCTTTGAGCAGGGCGCCGAGGCGATCCGCTCCATCATGTCCGCCGGCCTCGCCCCACCCGGCGCGACCAACGCCCAGCTCAAGAGCATCAGTACCCAAGTCCTGGACGTCTCGAAGGCGTTCGGCGTGGACCTCGGCGAGACGTCCAACGCCGTCGGGCAGCTCATCCGCAACGGCATGGCGAAGGACGCCACCGAAGGCCTGAACCTCGTGACAGCCGGCCTGCGCGGGGCGGACGCCCGCGGCGCCGACGTCCTGGAGACGTTCGGCGAATACAGCCCGGTCTTCAAGACGATGGGCCTGGACGGCGCCACCGCGATGGGTCTGCTCCGCCAGGGTCTGGCCGGCGGTGCCCGCAACACCGACAACCTCGGTGACGCGATCAAGGAATTCAGCCTCAAGGTCACCGGTGGCGGTGCCGCCATCGACGCGGCTTTCAAGGCCGCCGGCCTGTCCAGCAAGAAGGTCACCGACGACGTTGCGGCGGGCGGCCCGCGGGCCTCCGCGGCGTTGGGCACTGTCCTGGACGCCCTGCGGCAGATGCCCGCCACCGCCGAGCGCGCGCAGGTCATCCAGAACCTGTTCGGTGGTCCTGGCGAGGACCTCGGCGCGGCCATCTTCTCCCTCAACGTTAAGACCGCGGCGACCTCGCTCGGCACCCTGACCGGCGCGGCCGACGCCACCGGGGCCGCTCTGCGGGACAACGCCGCCACCCACATCGAGGCCTTCAAGCGGGGCCTGGAGCAGGGCATCACCAACATGGTCGGCGGCCACGTCCTGCCGGCGCTGATGGACGCCGCCTCATTCCTGAAGACCACCTTCGGCCCGGCCTTCGGGCAGGCTGCGGAGTGGGTGAAGGGCACCGTGCTGCCCGCCACCGCCGACCTCGCCCACCACGTCGCCGACGTCCTGGTCCCCGCCCTGACGACGGGCGCCTCCTGGCTCGCCGACCATCTCGCGCCGGCTGCCGCCGACCTGGCGCACTGGCTGCGCGACGACCTGCTGCCCGCCGCATCGAACATCGCGTCCAAGCTCGGTACGGAGTTCGGCCCCGTCGCGGCCGACATCGCGCGGATCCTGCGCGACGACATCGCGCCGGCCGTCGCCACTGTCGCGGGCTGGATGAGGGACACCTTCGCCCCCGCGGCGGCCGACGCCGCGATCTGGCTCGGCGAGCACCTCGTTCCCGCGGTCGCTGACCTGGCAACCTGGCTGACCGGCACGCTGGTGCCCGCGCTCGGGTCGACCGCGCACTGGCTCGACGACAACAAGACCGCGATCGCGGCCGTCGCGGGGATCATCACCACGCTGCTGCTTCCCGCTCTGATCACCGCGGCGGTCGGCTACGCGAGCACCGGGGCGGCAGCTGCGGCCTCCAAGTACGAGCAGGTCACGGCGTGGGTGACGACCAAGGTCGCGGCCGTTGAGTCTGCGGCAGCCTCGGTTGCGGCTAGCTACCGCACGGTCGGGGGCTGGATCTCCGCCGGGGCCTCCGCTGTCGCGGGGGCCGCCGTGCAGGTCGGCGCGTGGATCTCCACCGGTGCGGCCGCGGTCGTCTCCGGTGCCCAGCAGGCGGCGACGTGGGTGGCGACGGGCGCCCGGGCGGCGGTTGGTGCGGCTCTGCAGGTCGGTGCCGCGGCGGCGGTGGTCGGCGGCTGGGTCCTGATGGGCGTGCAGTCCCTGCTGCAGGCCGCGCGGATGGCGGCGGCCTGGCTGATCGCGATGGGTCCCGTCGGCTGGGTGATCACGGCGGTCGTCGCGCTGGTCGCGCTGATCGTCGCCAACTGGGAGACGGTCAAAGAGAAGACGGTCGGCCTCTGGACGGCCGCCGTCGAGTGGATCAAGTCGGCGGCCGGGTCCGTCCTGGACTGGCTGCGGTCCAACTGGCCGTTGCTGCTGGCGATCCTGACCGGCCCGATCGGCATCGCGGTCGGTCTGATCGTGAAGTACTGGGACCAGATCACCGAGGGCTTCCGGTCCGCGTACCGGGCCGTGGTGAGCGTTGCCGTGGACCTCGTCCAGTGGGCCTCCGGCCTTCCGGGTCGGATCCTCAACGCGATCGCTTCGCTGGGAAGTTCGCTGTACAACTCGGCGAAGGATGCCTTCCAACAGTTCATGATCGCGCAGGCGCTCATCGCGGGCCAGGCGATCGAGTACGTCAAGGGCCTCCCGGGGAAGCTCGTCTCGGCGATCGGCGACCTCGGCAGCCTGCTCTACAGCGCGGGCGGCGACGTCGTCCGCGGCCTGTGGAACGGGATCTCCAGCATGGGCAGCTGGCTGAAGGACAAGCTGGTCTCCTTCGCCTCCTCAGCGATCCCCGGCCCGATCAAGTCGGCGCTGGGCATCTCCTCGCCGTCCAAGGTGATGGCGTCCGAGGTCGGCCGGTGGATCCCCGCCGGCATCGTCCAGGGCATCGAGGGCGGGCAGAGCGAGCTGGAGCGGACCATGGCGGCGCTCGTCGCCGTCCCGCCCCTGGCCATCCCGGCCTGGACGTACCCCGCCGCGTCGGACACCTCGTTCGGCGTCAGCGCCGCCCGGCAGTTCGCCCCGGCGGCCGCCGTCGGCGCCACCGCGACGCAGGGCCCCGGACAGGGACCCGCGCTGACCATCGAGAACTACTACGAGTCCGAGTCCGGCGGCGCCCGCCAGACCGCCATGGACCTGATGGTCCTCGCCAGGGGCAGGGGGTGACGCCGTGGCGGGAGAGCTGATCACCGGCGACCAGCAGATCCAATGGTCGGGACAGCTATGGGGTGACGGCACGATCTTCTCCGTCGGCGACGTCCCCGGCTGGGAGGATCTGCCGGGCATCGACTCCGGCAGCGTGCCGCGCGCCCAGCAGCACGGCTCCCTGCCGGGTCAGCTTCTCGCCCAGGCCCGCTCGATCACCTGCAACATGCAGGTCGCCGGCCTTCCGGGCGACTGGCCCACGGTCCGGCGCACGCTGCTGGCCGCGACCACCCTGCGCCAGGACGAGCAGCCGCTCGTCATCCAGCTCGCCGGGCAGCTGCTGCTCGTCAACGCGCGGATCACCAGGCGGGTCATCCCGACGAACGCGGACTACACCTCGGGCACCCCCACGGTGAGCCTGCTGTGGGAGGCCTCCGATCCGCGCCGGTACTCCGTCACGCAGTCCGCCGCCCCGGCGGTGCTGCCGACCGCAGAGACCGGCCTCAGCTTCGGTTCCCCGACGGAGACCGGCCTCTCCTTCGGATCTCCCATTGAGGTCGGCCTCTCCTTCGGAACGGCCGGCGCGACCGGCGACATGACCGTCACCAACGACGGCGACACGGACACCCACCCGGTGATCGAGTTCCGGGGGCCGGTGACGACGCCCACGGTGACGCTCGGCTCCCTGCGCCTGGAGTACGCGATCACCCTCGGCGCCGCCGACACGCTGATCGTCGACACCTGGGCGGGGACGGTGCTCCTCGGCGGGCAGTCCCGCATCCACACGGCGACCAGCCGGTCCGTCCCGGAGGGCGCGTTCGTCATCCCACCCGGCCAGTCCGTCATCAGTTTCCGGGCCGATCCGGGCAGCACCGATCCCGCCGCGCAGGCCACCGTCCGGTGGCGCTCCGCCTACATGTGACAGGAGGTCACCCATGGCCACAACTGCCGCCTGGAATACGCTGACGGGCCTCTTCCGAGCCGCGATCCGACTGTCCACCGTCCTTGCGACGCCGACCGGTTCGACGACGGCCCGCTCCGGGGTGATCCCGGGCGGCACACCGCTGCTGCTGACCGGCTCCGTCATGACCGGATCCGTGGCGCCGGGCCGCGCGATCGTGCAGGGCACGTCCGCGCAGGGCGCCTATCCGGTGGTGGTGGACGCGGCGACGCCCATCACCGTCGCCAACGGCCACGCCTCCCTGTCGCGGATCGACACGGTGTGGCTGGTCGTCCTCGACACCGACTACGACTCCTCCGGGTCCCGACAGGCATCGATCGTCTACCAGCAGGGTGTTGCCGCGGGCAGCCCCGTCGCTCAGACCGCCCCCGCTTCGGGTACCGCCTACCTGCGTCTGTGGGACATTCTGGTTCCCGCGAATGCGTCCTCCGGAACGCCCATCAACTGGGGCTCCGCGCTCACTGACCAGCGCGTCTACACGGTGATGGTGGGCGGCATCACCCCGGGCGCCGCGGCCGGCAGCTACGCCGGGCAGTGGCGGGACGCGGGCGGCGTCGCCGGCATCCTGGAGCGCTACACCGGCGCCGCGTGGGAGGCCGCCGTACGGCTCGGCAACTCCGGTGTGCTGGGGCTCGGCGACGTCACGCTCACGCGGTCCGCGACAGCCACGATGCAGGTCAACGGCAACCTGTCGGTGACGGGCGCCGGGCAGTGGCAGACCGTCGTCAAGTCCGCCAACCAGTCCGTCACCAGCAGTACGGTCCTCGTCAACGACACGCACCTGCTCCTGCCGCTGGCAGCCAACGCGACGTACCTCCTGGACGGCTTCATCGCCTACGACGGCGCTTTCGGCGCCGGCGAGTTCAAGACGGACTGGACGCTGCCCGCGGGGGCCGCCCTGTTCTGGGGACTGAACGGTCCGACGGTCGGCGGCGGCGCGCTCTACGACTCCAACTCCCGCAACAGCGGCACCGTGGCGGCGGCCGGCACGTACGGTACCGGCGGCACCCGGACCAGCATCTCTCCCCGCGGCTACATCACGACCGGCGGCACCGCCGGGACGCTGCGGCTGCAGTGGGCCCAGAACGCTTCCAACGCCACGGCGACGACGGTGTACGCCGGGTCGTGGGTGCGTCTGCTGCGGATCGCCTGATGACCGCCGGCGCCTACCAACTGCAGGTCTGCGACCTGATGACGGACAGGGTCCTGGACACGCTGCCGATCTCCGGCGTCTCCTACGACGACTACATCGGCAAGACGGGATCGCTCAGCGGCACCATCCCGGTGACGGACTCGGAGACGGCCAGGCGCATCCGCGAGTCCGTCCTGCCGGGCCGCACCATGCTCTACCTGGAACGCTCCACCACCTTCGGCTCCGAGATCGTGTGGGGCGGAGTCCTGTGGACCCGCACCCCCACCCGCGACGACCGGGGTTTCTACAGCTGCCCCATCCAGGCGGGCGGCCTGGAAGGCTACTTCCGCTCGCACCGGCTGCTGCTCGCCGACCTGGTGGCCGTCGGAGCGGACCAGTTCGCGATCGCCCGCCAGCTCGTCACCTACGCGCAGGGAATCTCCGGCGGCAACCTCGGCGTGGAGATGGACGGCGCCCAGACGTCGGGTGTGCTGCGGGACCGGGCGTACTCCCGGTATGACCTGCCGTGGATCGGCGGTCTCCTCGACCAGCTCGCCGCCACGCAGGACGGCTTCGAGTGGCGGATCCAGGTGTACCGGGACGACGCCGGAGTACGGCACAAGGCCCTGCGGCTGGGCTACCCCCGGCTGACGGCGGGCGGCACCGACATGGTCCTCAACTCGCCCGGCCCGGTCACCAAGTACTCCCTGCCGGAGGACGCGACGGCCATGGCCAACGCCTGGCAGTCCAGGGGCGCGACAACGAACGAGGACCAGGCTGCGGACTCGGTGCCGCTGATGTCCGCGCTGCTGACGACGCCCGCGGACATCGCGGCTGGCTGGCCACGGCTGGACGGCACGTCCGACCACACGACCGTGTCTGACCAGGTCACTCTCGATCAGCACGCGGCGGCGGACCTGGGCCGGTCCCTGCGGCCGGTGGCGATCCCGTCGGTGGCGTTCACGGGAGACGGGCAGCCGCAGCTCGGCTCCTACGTCAGGTTGAAGCTGCGCGACACGTGGTTCTACGACGGCCTCGACGCCCGGTACCGGGTCGTCGGCCTCAAGGTGTCCCCGGCCGAGCGCGGCCGGCCGGAGTCCACCGAGCTGTATCTGGAGGCGGCCTGATGCCTGCGGTACCGGAGGACTTCCCTGACTGGAAGAAGTCGGTCGATGATGCTCTGCGGGAGATCGCGGGCCGGGCGCAGACCAGGCCGCCGCAGAACCAGGCGACGACGGGTGATGTGACGATCGGTCCGTCGCAGGCGCTGCGGGTGAAGCAGGCCGGCGGGATTCTCGACCAGTCCCTGATCGGCTGGGATGGCACCCAGCGGGTCGCCAAGTTCTTCCGGGCGGACGGGTCGTTGGCGTTCAGTGTGGCGACGCCGTCGGGTGTGCCGCAGACCGCGACGATCTGGGACGGTGCCGGGAACGCGGTGCTCGGCGACGACTCGGGTGGGACGGGTCTGGCCCGGCCGTACATTCCGATGGTGGTGGCGCCGGCGCGGACGGCGGACTGGTTGCTGACGGTGAGCGGCACGTTCGAGGACGTGTGGCGGATGACGCCGCTGAAGATCAACCCGCGCGGGACGTTGACCATCGGGCACATCGCGGACGCGTCCACCGCTGGCGAGGTGCAGGTCACGGTGAACGGCAGCGCGATCGGGTCACCCACCACGGTCGGCACGTCGCAGACGACCACCACCATCGGGCCCTTCGCCTTGCCTGGCGCGCAGGAGGCCGCGGTGGAGATCCGCGTGCAGGGCCGCCGCACGTCCGGCGCCGGCAACGTCCGCTTTGCGGTCCTCGCCGCGACCGGCTTCCACTCCTGACCACCTGCCCTCGTGCCGTCCGGCCGGGGGCTCTCGCATATCTGGAGGCCCCCCTTGGCCTGGTATCCCGGAGCCCAGAAGATGGAGCTCCAACCCGAGTCGGACGGCCAGGCGGCTATCGTCCCGACGCAGCTGATCCTGCACAGCATCGCCGCCCCGTGGACGCCGCGCAGGATCTACGAGTACTGGCGGGACTCCACCAACCTGGAGTCGCACTTCGGCCTCGGCTACGACGGCAGCCTCGGCCAGTACATCGGGACGCAGACCCGTGCCGATGCCAACATGTACGCGAACCTCCGGCCGGACGGCACCGGCGCGATCTCCTGCGAGTCGGCGTCGAACCTGCAGCACACCGACCCGTGGACGGACGCGCAGGTCGAGGCGCTGATCCAGCTCGGCGTGTGGGCCCATCAGCACCCCGCGCACCGGATCCCTCTGCGGATCTGCCGGACTCACGACGACCCCGGGTTCGGCGTGCACCGCATGTTCCCGCAGTGGTCGGACGGCGGCACCGCGTGCCCGGGTGATGCCCGGGTCCGGCAGTTCCACGACGTGGTGTTCCCGGGCATCGTCGCCCGTGCGTCCGGCACCGCGGCGCCCACCCCTTCCGCACCGACCCCGGCGCCCACCCCTGTCCAGGAGGACGACATGCCCTACACGCTCGACCAGATTGCCGAGGCGGTCTGGGACCACCGGCTGGAGAACGGCGGCCGCCTCGACGCCCAGGGCCGCCCGTGGATGCAGCCCGCGCAGGACTTCCAGGTCGACCAGGACAGGAAGTTCGCCCTCACTCTCCAGGCGCTGACCGCGATCCAGGCCCGGCAGGCGGCGCAGGACGCCGTCCTCGCCACGGTCCTCGACGGCGTGCACGGTCTCGACGGCGCCGCCGTCATCGCCCGGCTGAGCGCCGCAGTCGACGCCGCTGTCCAGGCGTCCCTCAAGGACGGCGTGACCCTCCAGGTCGCCGTCACCGGCACCACAACCCCGAAGGCAGGCTGACATGCCCGTTCGCATCTTTGGCCGCGAGCCCGCCCTGTGGCTGACCCTCGTCTCGGTCCTCGTGAAGGCTGGCACCGCGTTCGGCCTGGCCCTCAGCGTCGACCAGCAGGCCGTCATCAACGCGACCGCGGCCGCCGTGGTCGGCCTGATCGTCGCGTTCATCGTGCACGACGGGGCGGTCGCGGCGGTCATCGGCCTCGCGCAGGCCGTCCTCGCCTTGAGTCTCGGCTTCGGCGCTCACCTGGGCGCCGACCAGCAGGTCTCCATCATGGCTCTCGTCGCGATCGCCGTCGGCATGTACACCCGCACGCAGGTGACGGCGCCCGTCGCAGCGAAGGCCGCACTGCCACCGCTGACCCCGGTCGACGTCTACGGTGAGTGAGCTGGCCGGCCTCGGCGTGATCCAGGGCGGCGCCGCCGCGATCGTCTCGATCGTCGTCCTGCTGATCCTCCGTGGCGCCCTCGTTCCGCGCTCCGTCCTCACCGACGTACGCGCGGACCGGGACGCCCGGATCGCCGAGATCGCAGCCGAGCGGGACTCCTGGCGGGCCGCTCACGGCGCCTCGGAGGAGAACCGGCACGCCGAGCGCGAGACCAACTTGATGCTCATGGAGTACGCGCGGACGGCTGATCACATCCTGCGGGCCCTGCCGAGACCACCCGAGGGGGTGGCCGATGTTCCGGTGGATCAGGGGATGGCGACGCAGGGGTGACGGCCGGGTGTCGTTGGAGCGGGCCACGCCGAGGCCCACGGCGGGCCTGCGGGCGGCGACGCAGGCGCTGACCCGGGCGGAGGGCTGCGACCGGCAGGAGGTGCGCGAGCGGCACGCTGAGGCCGCGGCGACGGTGGAGTCCCTGCGGGAGTTGCGGCACGCGAACCACTTCGCGGAGAGGATCCGCCTGTCGATGGAAGGGGGCCGCTGATGGATGTGGCCCAGATGGCGAACGTGGCGGCCAGCGGACTGGTGGCGGGTGCTGCTGCGACTGCGGCGGTGGTCTACCACGTGAAGGCCCGCTGGTGGCAGAGCAGGTTCGGCCGGCACGTGATGGCGGTGACGGTCAGTATGGGCCTGCTGGGGCTGTACACGGTGTTGGTGACGCTGGTGTGGCCGGCGGGGCCGGTGACGGCGGTGCTGCGGGTGGCTCGGACGGTGCTGCTGGTGGTGGTGGCCGGCCTGCTGGTGCAGCGGACGCGGTTGGTGGTGGAGGCTCAGCGGCGGGTGGAGCCGCCCGCAGAGAAGTAGCAGCACGGCACCGCGCCCCCGTCTGGCCTTCGGGCCGGGCGGGGGCGGCTTCGTCGTGGGGGTCTCGGGGACACCATCGGTCACTGAGCCGATCAGGTGCCTCACCGGACTAGGCTTGCAGCATCACTCGAACGGCCCATCGGCCGGGGCATAAAGCTGCCCCGGCGGGACTCCTACATCTCACCGGGGCCGGAGCGCAACGAAAGGCACTCAATGCCAGAGCACAACACTAACCTGCCCGCGACCGCCGACGCGAGTGGGGGCAGTCCCTTCGACCGGATGATGAGGTTCGATGACTACGGCCAGGAGTACTGGTCTGCGCGCGATCTCCAGCCGGTCATGGGCTACGAGAAGTGGGATCACTTCGGCGGCCCTGGCGGCGTCGTCGAGCGGGCCATTCGGTCTGCCGAGAACGTCGGCACCTACTCTGAGCAGGCATTTTCCCGGATCCGGGAAAGTTCGAGCACGTCTGGACCGGCTCGTTTCGACTACCGGCTGAGCCGTAACGCGGCCTACCTGGTGGCGATGAACGGCGACCCGAACAAGCCTCAGGTCGCCGCAGCTCAGGCGTACTTCGCCGCCCAGACCCGCAAGGCCGAGATTGCCACGAGTCGGCCGATGTCCGAGATCGAGATGGCCCGGCAGTACCTCGCCGTCCTGGAGCGCGAGGAGAAGCAGGCCAAGGAGCTGGCGATCGCGGCGCCGAAGGCCGGCAAGTGGGACGAGTTCCTCGACACCGAGGGTCTGATCAGCATGCGGTCGCTGGCGGACATGCTGGGCGAGGACGTCAAGGTCGTGACCAACTGGCTGGTCGAGATCGGCATCTTCCGCAAGGAGGTGTCGCGGTACGGCGGGGCCCGGAATCTGCCGCGTCTGCCGTATCAGCGGGCGGGCCAGTTCGCTGTCAAGATCGAGTCCGCGAACGGCGTGAGCTTCTCGGTGGCGTACGCGACGGCCCGGGGCCTTGATCTGATCGTGGACCTGTGGCGGCAGCAGGAGGTTCGGCTCCCCGACCGACCGGCGGGCGATGCTCGCTGACCACCGCGCCCCCGTCCCCTTCGTGGGGGCGGGGGCGCTTCGTCGTCTCCGGGGTCAGCTGGTGCGGTCGGTGCGGGCGCCCTGCCCGGGCCGGGCATCGCGGGCGGCGCGGACCTCGGCGGCCCTGAAGCGGGCGGTGACTCGCCCAGAGGTTTCGTCTGGCCGATAGTCGGCGGCAACGATGCCCCACCTGGAGAGGGTCTTGCGGGCGCTGCCCGCCGAGGCGGCGCCGAGGTATTCGGCCACTTCGGCAACGCTCCACAGTTCGTCGGCGGTCACGACGTCTCGTAGCTGGCGGCGATCGCCTCGCGGATGAACTCGGCCGTCTCGTCGCTGATGGTCAGCCAGTGGTAGATGTCGCGGTCGTTGGGGTTGAAGGTGAGGAGCTCGGGGTTGATCGGGGTGGTGTCGAGGATGACGTCGTCGCCGTCGATCTCGATGATCTGGCCGAGCATGGCGTGGATCGCGGCGTGCGCCTCGGCGCGGTCGGGGATGTAGGTCTCCTGGATCTGGTCGAGGAGGTCGTAGCCGTGGATGGCCCGGCCGGGGTTGAGGCTGGAGATCTCGGTGGTCATGGTGTGCTCCTGGTGTGGTTGGGGTTGTGGGGCGGGGGTGGTTAGAGCTGGACGGCGAGCTGGGAGTGCGTGTGGCGGTCGCCGGCGGCGAGGCGTTCGGCGTTCGCGATGGCGGTGTCCCAGGCGTCGAGGCGGGCGCGGCGGCTGTGCTCGGTGCCGGCGGCCGGGGTGTCGAGGTGCTCGGCGCAGACCCGGGTGAGGATGCTGCTGCTGTCGATGCTGGCCTTGGTGCAGGCGGGGGTGGTGCAGAGCCGGATGGTCTCGGGGCCGCCGTCGGCGGCGATGCGGTAGCGGAGGGGGCCGGCCTGGAGGATGTGGCTGCGGCGTCCGGCGGATTCGAGGGTGATGGTCCAGTTGCTGGTCTGCGGGGTGGCGAAGAGGCTGAGGGTGTTGCGGTCGTCGTCGGCGGTGGCGAGGAGGCGGGCGGCGCTGGTGAGTTCGATGTCGGCGGTCTGGCCGTTGGGGGTGGTGAGGGTGGCGGTGTGGGTGGCGGCTGCGGCGATGAGGTTGCCGATGGTGGTCATGGTGTGTCTCCTCGGTGGTGGTCGGGTTGGTCTCTGTGGCCTGACATCCATTACTTTGCCTCACGTGAGGCAAAGTAGCAAGGGGTTTGCCTGAACTCACCCGATGTGATGAATGGCCGCGTCTATGCCCGATCCACCTGCGCGCCCCCGCTGACGTGTGCCAGGATCCTCCTGTGACAGCCCCGCACTCGCGGGGGTGTTTCTTCACTGTCACTCACGATCGCATGCTCCCCGCCTCTGCGGGGATGGCCCTACCCACCGTCGCTGTACGGACGGTCAGCTTGACTGCTCCCCGTCGCTACGGGGGTTACCCGGATGCACGGAACTTTCCGGGTTCCTGCTCCCCGCACTAGCGGGGGAAGTTCGGCCCCGCCTTGGCGGGGATGATCCGCAGCCGTGTTTCAACACGACGTTGGCCCCGCGCTCGCGGGG